AGCCAGCAGGAGCTAAAAGGCCCGACGATCACGATGGCAATGGCTAAGCGTGAAGGCTGGGCAACGAAATCGGGCAGCAAGTGGCAAACCATGCCCGAGCTGATGATCCGCTACAGGGCCGCAGCGTTCTGGGGCAGGTTGTATGCGAGCGATCTGCTGCTGGGTATGCAAACCCAGGAAGAGGCGCTCGATATAGAGACCGTGAGCGTTGCTGAGGCGCCGGCCACCAGCGTGGCGGATCTGAACGCCAAGCTGCAGACTGAAACCCCAGCAGAGGTAGCGGATCAGGATGAACTCTTCTGACTACTTAACCGCGACGCAGTTAGCGCAGCGCTGGGGAGTGCACCCTGACACGCTGATGCGATGGCGCAAGGCGGGCAAGGGTCCGCCGTATTTCAGAACGCCCGGTTTCGTGCTCTACCCCCTGGCCGAGGTGGAGCAATACGAAAAGGCCAACACCATCACCCACGATTGATCATGAGTTTCAAGCTGAACTTAAGCATCTTCAAAAGTACAAAGCCCGATAGCAAGATCGACTTTTCGGGCATGTTGAACGTTAAGGTTGAAGAGCTAGATGCGTTCTGCGCATTTGTACTTAGCCAAACGCCTGACCAGTACGGCAGTGTGCAGGTGCCCGTAAGCGGTTGGAAGAAGACCAGCAGCAAGGGGTTGGCGTATGTAAGCGCTGTGGCGCAACCGCCGCGTGATTGGGTGCCACCTGCTGCCGGTGCCACTGCTGCAGCGCAGAGCCTGGCCGCGGCCACTGATGGCGTGGTGGCTGAGGTGGCTGAGGATTCGTTCTTCTAGCGTCCCATCAGCTCACACTCAAGCCGTGCGATTTCGTTCACGGCTTGCTGCAGCAGCTGCTGCTGATAGCAGACCTGTTTAAGGAGCGCCGCGGCCATAGCGCCCGCATCCTCGCTGTATAGCAGGGTGCGGGCTTGTTTTTCGATCTCGAACTGCTGCTCTGGCGATAGCTGGACAGCCATCCACTCACCGAAGTTCATGGTGCCATAGTGGTGGTGTACAGACGCACGTTAGCGAAGCTGTGAACTGCCCCCAGTGTGGTTGCAATCAGATCCGCGCCATTTCAGTCAACAGCAAGCGGCCGGACAATGTGACCAGGCAGCGGCGCTGCACCGGCTGCGCGCATGTTTGGTACACGGTGGAGCTGCCTGTGAGTGTGGCGGTGATTGGGTGGTCGCGTGAGAGCGGTGGCTCCAAGCCGGTGCTGCGGGTTCCGGTGCAACTGGCAGTCGGTAGCGATGCGGTGTAACGGATTGCAACACGCAATGGTTGACGGTGCCCTACGGGCGGGGTATAATGGCCACACGAGGGGAGCGGTCCACTCGTAAAACTCAACCGCCGCGGAACGGATCACACGACGCGACACCACGAGATCAACACGGCCCGACTAAGCCCGCACCGCCGGTTGGCCCGGCACACCTATCCACCCACACCATGAAACAGGCACTCAAAAGCGACTGGGGGCCGATTCTCTACCTATGGACTGCTCAGCTCGCCGAATCCCTAGTGGCCGTGTACGTCGCCGGACTGATGTTCGGCGCATGGCTGCATCGCCTCAACGACCGCATCGCAAGGATGGTCGCATTATGAACCGCATCAACAACGCCATCTGTTTTCTGATCGTGGCGGCTGTGTTCGCCATGATCGGCATCGAATCCGGCGCGCATCATGCGCCCACCCATTCCGGCACGCAGCAGGTGGTGCGTCATGACTGAACGCCGATATTACTTCCAGATCCCGAGCGCAAACGTGATTGATTGCGTCATGGCTTGCAGCCTTGCCGACGCGAAAGAACAAGCGTTTAAGGAATACGGCCACAAGTGGCCAGACCTTGAATGGATCAACGCCGAAACCGTTACCGAGTCGATCATCCATGGCTGAGGTGCAAGGCGCGCTCCTGCAATGGCGCACTGATGAGACTGAGCTAGGCAACTATGGCGAAGGCGTCAGCCGCCCCCGCCACAATGCCCGCGTGAAGGATTTCACGGTGCTGGTGCGGTTTCCGCAGACCACGCCAATCAAGTGGTACACGCGCGCCGAATCAAAGCGCGCTGCTGCCAAATATGCTCGCAACCGCTGGCCGCACGCTGTAGCTGTGGAGGTGCTGTGAACGATATCCGCAAGCGGCTAGAACAGCTGCTGACCGATTCCGGCGCCTACCGTCAAGGCCAGCAAGATGAACGCGAGCGCCTCCAGAAGCTGATTGATCTACGCATTGATCAGCTTTATGGCCTGACCGGCTTGCGCAACCGCCAGCAGCTTTGCGAAGAATTGCTGCAACTCCGCCAAACGCTTGAACCATGAAGGAACACCAGCTCGATCAGCAACGCGCCGAAATGATGGAAGCGCTGTATGAACGCAGCGGCCGCACTTGCAGCACCTACACCGGACTGTGGGAGGAGTTTTGCCGCGACATAGCCGCCAATTTCCGCGACACGGATTACCCAGAGATGCTGGCCCGTGTGGTGCGTGCAATGGATGCCACTGAATCAGTGATGACGCAAAAGCAGGCGCAGCAGGCCATTGAGGTGTGCCGCCAGCAGCTGCTGGGGGATAAGTGGCGCTGATGCCAGAAGGCCGCCGGTTTAAGGCTGGTGAGCACAATTACGCCGCGATCCTGACGCCAGAGCTGGTGCGCAAACTGCGCCAGCTGCAGCGTGAGGGATGGAGCTATCGCCAACTTGCAGCAGAGTTTGATGTTGACGAGAAACACGCATGGCGCATCTGCAAACGCATCGCTTGGGGATGGCTTGATGACTGACGCGATCAACCCGGCCCACTACCGCCGCGGGCCGGTGGAAGCTATCGACGTGATTGAAGCTGCCGTCACTGACGCCCCGCATATGGTCCCGGCTTACCTGCAGGGCCAGGCGCTGAAATATCTGCTGCGGATGTGGTGCAAGGGCAACGCCTTGGAAGATGCCCGCAAATGCCGCTGGTATTTGGACCGCCTTATAGCCAAACTGGAGGGATGATGCCCTACCTGCCAGGTCTATCCATGCTTGAGCGCTGGGCGATTGGCATCCTTGTGCGCAGTCGCCGCACGGGGCTGGTGGTAGTGAAGCCATACGGCCGCGGCGAGATGATCGTTGCAGCAGACCAGACTGATCCAGTTGCGGCTTATGTCACCAATGGCCCGGATGAACCGGCCAGCATGACGCTAGAGCGAATCTTCCATCAGCCGGCCTACGGCGAGGGAGAATGATCAGCCTGCACGCTGGCCGCCTGCTGCTGGTGTGCAGTCGCGCTGATCGGAATTGGCACGCGCGCGTGGTGCTTGGCCCCAAGCCTGAGCACCAGCTGGACATGGATACGGGCACGGTGCACTTGCAGACGGCGCTGATCAAAGCGCAGCAGATTTACCAGGCTGCGCGCAATCGCATACGGCCCGTTGGCGGCCCGCTGATGTGCTGGGATTGTCACCACTGGGATATGCGGCAGCAGCGCTGCGGGCTGGAGTTGCCAGAATCAAAACGTAGCGGCGGGCGTTATGCGTCCAGGTGTGAGATGTATGTTCGGCACGGAAGTCATCAGCCGCACGGATCGTGATAGCGGCTATATCGAGACGTTGATGCCGGTACGCGGTGAGGTGTACTACCGCAGTTGCGTCGGTGGCACCTGCCGCTACAGCTCGGACCTATGGCAAGCAGAGATGTACCTAGATCAGCTGCTGGGCCAGAGCTTCAGTTGATTGGTTGGCCGGTAGCCAGGGCTCACGCACCACTGGCCTCACCGCAGCCGGCCGCTGCGGACTGTTGAGACGTTGAAGAAACATCTCGCCCAAGATTATGGCTCAGCTTGTAGCCACTGCGCGATGGCCCATTCGCCTAGTGCTGACCAGAACGGCTGAGCGCGATACCAGTCCACCCAAGGCTTGTGGCCCTTGCTGCAGTTGCAGCCCATACAGCAGGCGACCAGGTTACTGGGGATTGTGGCGCCACCATGCGCCTTTGGGATGACGTGATCAATGGTGGGGCTGCGGCCTAGATCTGAGCCGCAGTATGCACACTGATAGTTCCAAGTCAGCAAGATCTGATCACGGGCGGATCGCCGCGTGACCAGTCTGGTCTCATCAATCCGGTGGCGATCCACAGAGATCCATTGGGATGGGCACCGCGTTCACCTCGATGTCGATGATGTCCTCATCGGATCGGATGAACTCAGCCATATGGCTGTAGATATCGCCCGGCAGATCGTCTGCGGACGTGTTGGATCGTATGAACAGCTTGGCGTTGATCTCCAGGAAGTAGCCCTGCATGACCGTGCGCCGCTTGGCATACGGTAGCGGTCGCCACCGCGACAGGCCCTGTGACGGATTGTGAACGGGTCCCCCTCGGTTGGCAGAGTGCACCGTCTGCGGGGTATAGTTTGCACATCGACAGCCAACACTCCGATGACTCTCCAGCAAGTCCGCCAACTTCAAGCCGCCGAACGCGCTGCCAAAGATGCTTTTTATGCAGCCGCTGGCGCACCCGGTTCCAAGATGACCGCTAAGCAGATCAAACTTCAGGCCGCCATGATTGAGACCACCAAAGCTCGCCAAGCAGCAATGACCGCTTACGCCGCGAATTTCTGATGCGAGTGCTGGTCGCTTGTGAGTACAGCGGCCGCGTCCGTGATGCTTTTCGCCATCACGGTCATGACGCTTGGAGTTGTGACCTGTTACCCACAGAAGTGCCCGGCCCGCACTTCATGGCTCCGGTTGAGCACGTCTTGAATCTGGGCTGGGATCTGATGGTGGCGCACCCGCCCTGTACGCACCTAGCCGTATCGGGCTCGCGTCATTTTCACCGCAAGCAACGCGAGCAGGCCGAAGCTCTCAACTTTGTGCGGCTGCTGATGTCTGCACCAATTCCTCGTTGGTGCATCGAGAACCCGGTGAGCGTGATCAGCTCAGCAATCAGGCCACCGGATCAGATCATTCAGCCTTGGCAATACGGCCACGGTGAAGTCAAGGCCACCTGCCTCTGGCTCAACAACCTGCCCAAGCTCCGCCCCACTGAATGCGTGGACGGCCGTGAGGCACGGGTGCATCGGATGCCGCCAAGGCCTGATCGCTGGAAAGAGCGCTCACGCACCTATCAAGGGATTGCCAATGCCATGGGAGACCAATGGGGATCCAAGCAACTTCCGCCTACTGTTCAGCAAAAATCGCTATTTGCATGACCTACATCCTCCGCATTGGCCCGTGGCATATCGGGCCATTCGTTACCCATCAGGCCGCCAGCCACTTCGCTGAATGCCATGGCTGCGATGACTACACCATGATCCCGATGGATGATCCTGCTGAGGCGCCCGGCAAGATCTACCGGCTCCGCATGGCGCCGCTTGACCATCCCATGAAAAAGGCGCCGGCTGCTTAGACCGACGCCTGAAACCTCGACTCTCCGAGCGAACGCTAGCCCTTCTTGGCGTACCTGCCATGGATGAAATTGTGATGATCGCGCCCGGTTGGGAATCGCCCGCGTTCTAATGCCTGCCGCATGTTTTCGGCATGATCACCCCATTGCAGATTCTGAAGCCGGTTATCGGTGGCATCATCGTTCAAGTGCAAGACAAAGGGCTTTTGATCTGGATTTGGCAGAAAAGATTCTGCCACTAGCCTGGCCACATTCATTGTGAACTCGCGGTTTTCCTTCCAAAGGGAAACCTGTTTGCGTTTGTAGTTTACACCAGTTTGGATGTTTGTTTTCTGAAATAACAAACGCCCACGCATGGTTCGCTGTTTAAGTTTGGGGTGGTTCTTCAATGCCACTATTCGGTCCACGCTTCGCACGCGACCGTAATCAGAAACCTCGTAAAAGCCTTCAAACCCGGCAATAGGCAGCCAGCGCTCAGCGGCGTAAAATTCAGTCATCACTGGTAGAGCAGTGGTCACGGGCTGGGCGTTGACGCGCCGCAGCCCAACAATCTTAGCCCTTACTGCTGGTTACTCCCAAATCGCAGTTATAGCGCCCTTTTTTGTCGTATCCGACTTCTGGCTCGCCACTGACAAGCAAGAACTTCATCTGACCGATGCGCATTCCCGGCCAGATTGGCAGCGGATGCAGTCTGCGCTGATTGCATAGTTCCATGGTTAAACGGCTGCCATACCAGCTCGGATCGCACCATCCGGCCTCGGCATGATCAAAACCCTCGCGTGCGCGGGAAGATTTGAGCACAAACTGCGCGCCGACGTGGTTGGGCAGGTTGAAAATCTCCTGCGTTTCAGCCAGAAAGAACTCACCAGGCTGAATCCAGAACGGATCCTGTTGCGTGTGGCCATGCAGCTGCACCTTTTGCAGCTCGGTGGTGCTGGCCACCTCCATCATGATCTGAGTGCCCAGCGTCACGTCGTAGCTGGCTGGGTTTAGCTGTTCTTCGTTGTATGGGCTCACCATTCCGTGCCGTTGGCACAGCCGGCGGATTTCGTGATCAGGTAGCAGCACAGGCGGTCAGTAATCCCAGCGCACCTTAGCCCTGCTGCTGCGGATGCCTAGATGGATGAAACCCTTGTAGGCGCCATAGCCGAGGCTATAGATCCAGTGCTTGTTACACCAGTTCTGCACCGCATAGATATCGGCGCCTTCTATGTAAAAGTCGACCGCACCGCAGCCTGGCTTGTAGAGGTGCTCGCTGTTGCTGGCACCACCTACCTGCGCATTGATCGCAGGTGGTCGATAGCCCGATGTGATCACGATGGGCTTGCCGCCGAACTGCACGCGCACGCGCTCCAAGAACGCGGCCAGCTCCGCTGCAATGTCCAGTTGCCCCTGATTGGCAAACCTGCGCGCTTCCTGATCGAGCGCAAACTCGCCCAGCCTGATGTGCGGTGTGATCCGAGCGTTGAATGAGCTGCTGGGCCGCAGCTTGGCGGTCTCAGGCTCTGCTGCTGTTAGGTGCTCGCCCCATAGTTTGCCCTCTGCTCTCCTGCGCCGCAGCAGGCCGGCTTCCACGTTTGTGCCAGGGTTCCTGTACAACTCCATCGCTGCTGGCACTGCTGCCCAGTCGCGGTCGCGCAGCTTGGCTGTGATCGTCTCAAATCCAGCAAGGCCAACAAAATCAGGTCCAAGGTTGTAGGCAAAGCTCACCAGCGCAGATCGCTGGTTGTCATCCATCACATTCCAGTGCGGCACTGTGGTGCGCAGCTTCTCAGCAATGCGATCTATTTCAAGGCGCAGCAGCATGTCGGCCTCGATCATGTTGATCTTGTCGCCACGCTTCACCGGCACGCCGCCGCTATAGCGCGTGGTGCCATAGCCGATGGTCCAAGGGTCGCCACCACTGAGCGGATCGGGATACGCCGAGAGGTGGATACCCTCAAACTCCTTGATCAAGCTGATCGCGCCGCTTAGGTCGGTTTGCTTTCCGCTTTGGCTCCATGTTTGGAACCATTCCCGATCTCTGCGCATCACGGCGTCGTAACCGTTGGCGGCGAGATCGGTCTCTAGCTGCTGAATCGCGGCGGTTTGGTGCGGCAGCGCTTTGTAATACTTGAACAGCTGCTGCAATGTGATTGGCGCGTCGTTCGCCATGATTCAGCGTGGGCGCTTTGGGAACGCAGTCTGCAGCACCTTAATGATCAGCTGCACCCAGCTATTTGATTTCAGAGGCGACACCGCGATCACCTCGCTACCTGCTGCGACGATGATCGCAATTATTGCGATGGTTGTGGCCTGATCCATGGCTAACACGATGGTGGGCGTGCCTCCAACTTAGAGACGCGCTGCTCAACCGTCGATAATCGTCCGAAAGTCTCGCGGCGGTCTTCCTTAATGTCCTGATGTAGCACCTCTAGCTGGGTAGCGATGTGCTCGACAGCGCTAGTGAGCCTGATCACGGCATCTCTGGCCTGATCATTGCGACGGCTGAAACCAGCAGCACCCATCGCCGCCACTGAGATTGAAGCTCCAGCCACTGCGGCGATGATCTCAACCATGGCGGCAACGGCTACAGGTCCAGCTTATCGGCCTTGCCCGCGTAAGGGCTTCTTACCGCGCCGGCGTGGCCGTGAGCGTTGGCCGAAGCCCTGCCGTGTGGTTTTAGGTGTGCCGGCTTGGTGTTGCAGGGCGCCGGTGCCGGTTTTGCTGCGGACTGCCATCAGGACCAGGGCACTCCGCTGGACTTGCTAGGTGCCAGCTTTTCGCTGATCTGCGCGTCAAGGGCAGCCTCAATCTCGGCAATCTTTTCATCGCCGAAGTGGGCTTTGACCCAACCGACCACGGTTTCTTCGGTCAGTTCGGCGTAGGGGATGCCAGTACCAGATTCTGGTGCCTCGAGACCGATGGAGCCGTAGGCGCCAGCTTGCTCGCCATCGCGGAAGTGCGTCACGGTGTAATGCACCGTGAACACCGTTCCTATCGCATCGAGCTTTCTCTCCATATTGGAGACTTTCCACACAGTGAAGGGGAAGTCGATGCCAGGTGCGGGGGTGTTGTCAGGCATGATCAGGTGCCGGTGAATTAAGGCTAAGAGTGGTGCAACCTGTTGAGTAGGCCGGTTGCCCGCCTAGAGAAGGTGACCAAAAGGTTTGATGGCCTGAACGTGAGACGCCTCATAAGGACGAAACAGAGGTTCAGGCTCTGTCATTAGAGAGTAGGCCGGTTGCCCGCCTAGTGAAGGTGTCTAGCCAACTTCAAACTTGAGTCAAATTAGAAGGTGATTAGCGAGTAGGACTAATCAGTAACGGATCATCAGTTGACCAGTACTGGTGCGATAAACATCGCCAACAGCAAGACCACCAGAGGTGGCAGCAGCGTTATCGGCGTAGACGGCGACGTTAGAGAAGTTAACCTTCCCATCTGACTTAATCGTCATCCTCGGCGTCGGGCTGCTCGCTCCGTCGGCAGTAGTGGAGAACACTAATTTTGTTGGACCATCATCATTGCCCCAAGTACCATCAGCGGAGGCCGAAATTGATGCGCCTTCGATAAACTGGTCGCCGTCTGAACCGCTAAACCGAACACTGCCCAGAGTGTCAGTGCTACCTACAACAGTATGTGTGCCGACCGTGCCACTATCGGACCTGCAAAGAGACAAATTAGCGCCGGTGGCTGTCCCTGTTGCCCAGCTATTTATTGAAACTTGGGATTCGTGGGTATTGGTGCTGTGAATCTGCATCAGCGGCTGGGTTGTTGCTGATGTACTTGTCAGATACCCAATAGGCGTGCCAACTAACAGCCTGCCGGAGCTGTCGATGCGGGCGCGTTCTTGACCTGCAGTCCTAAAAGCTACAAAACCGTTTTGTGAAATTTCTGCGCCGCCTGTAATTTTTCCAAAATAAGCTGCCCCATCTGTTTCAGATGATGGCACTGTGGCATTAATTACTCGTATAACACCGTTAGCAATATCAAGCTTTTCACTGGGACTCGCAGTGCCAATCCCCACCCGATTTGTGGAGGCGTCAACGAAGAATAGATTTGCTTGAGTATCGCCCTCAATGCGGAAATCGTAATCCTCGCCTGTTTCGTTAAAAACGACTTCGCTGCTGCCAAAGTTGACGCGGCTAAGATTACTGCTCACCACCACCGTGCCAGATTGATCGGGCAGCGTGATCATGCGGTCTGCCGTTGGATTTGTTACCGCCAGCGTCGTTTCAAAACCATCAGCGGTGCTGCCCTCAAAGGTCAGCGTGCCAGTGGTGCCAATCTCCAGATTCCCCAGCACCGTGCCGCCGGTGACGATGGAAGGAAAGTAGGCGAGGCTTGTCCATGCGGTAGTGCCATCACCGACCTTCAACTTCTTAGTGTCGGTCTCAAGGCCAACCTCAGCCGCCAGTAGCACCGGATCCTCTGCTGTCCAGTTGGCTGCGGTATCAGCGCGAAGCTGAATCTGAACTTGAACCGTGGTAGGTGTGGTCACCGGCTAGCGCCTCCGCCTTGAAGAAGTAGTGTGGCCGCGGGATCTGTACGATCAGCGTCGCCTCCGTCAAGGATAAACGGGGCGTTTCCAGTGAAGGCAAAAGATTGGAAGGCCGCAACCGTTCGCGTCGCTGCAGTGCCGCTCGCCAAGATGTAGAGCAGGTTGACGCCAAACAGCATCCGCAGCGTGACGGTGACATTAAAGAACACGCCGAGGTGTTCCTCCTCTGGCGGTTCCTCATACCTAAACACAGAATCAACTTGCCCGACTAGTGCGCCACCCCAGATCGCGGCAGGCACGGCAAATTGACGGTGTGGCCCATCGCTTGCAATCCAATGGTCGCGGATCTCCTGCATCTGCGTCTGCGTCAGGTTCTCATAGGTCAGCCTGACGATGCCGCCAGTTGTGCGCAGAGAATGCCGGAAGCGTACGGGGCCGGCACCGATGGTCGGCTCGTCCGTAATGTTTAATCCGCCGATGTCATAACCGATGGCGTCGGCATATAGCGCAGGGAAATCAGCCATTACCAGGCACCATCTCTAGCTCTACTGTGGCGTAGATTTCGCCACAGACCTCCTCGGTTTGAGGCGATGTGACATAAATCCATTGATAACCACTTGGGAATGTAAGGCCGGAACCGGCCAGCGTAGTGCTGTCCAGGTCAAATGATATTAACCTGCCATGCAGCGCGTAGTGACTGATTAAGCTGTAATGATCAGCACGGCTGAGAAGGTTGAAACTCATACGCAGCTGGTGGCCGACGCTGCTGCTGCTTTGGCGTACGCTTACCTCACTCCCTGTCAACACACGCAGTGATGTGCTGGCGCTACTGGATGGGGTGTAGGTCCGAGAGCTAGGTGTTAGCGGGGGGAAGGTTGCCATTATTCGATACTTTGAACTACATAGGAGTTAGTAATAGAATAGCCGCCGTGAACGGTGGTGCCCGTAGTGCCATTACCATAGGTTTCAACGCTGCAAGAATATGAACCGCCGGATTGCACGCAAATAGAGAGTACAGAGCTTTGTGGTGCAGTGCTGCTAGATCCGCAGGTAAAGGTTTCCGTCGTAGTCCCAAGCTTGATGGCCCTGATAGCGGTGCCATATTCAAGAACCTGTATAAGACTCTCAGTAATGAGTGGTGGACTATATGTAACCAAAACCTCCCCAGTAGAGCAATAAATCAATGCACCGCTGACTGTTTCGGTCCAGATGATGTTCACGGTCCATCCTTGGGATGTTTCGGCCGATGCCTGAAGGCCATCGCCAATGGTGATTGGATCTGATTTCTTTTCAGGTCCATAGCCATCGGGCTGGCTTGGGTCCGGAGATCTTGTCTCAACATAGACAGACTTACCTGCATCGTCTGGCTGAACTACATAATCGTGACCAGTAGCGCCATCAATCGCAGTTCCCTCTCCGGTTTCATCATCGAGTTCATACCATTGAGCGGTGTCGTCTGGGGATGTGACTGGTGCCGTTAAAGTATCGCCAGGAATGGTCGGATATTCAGGCACTGGATTATTGCTGACAATCGCTGTGGAATAGCCGCTATCAACCGCATCCGCCGGGTTATCAATGCCGCTTCCGGGGGCAGCGCCGCCGGTAGCGCCACCAACACCACCACCTGCACCACCGGCGCCGCCGGATGGGCTGCTGCCTGGATCACCGCTTGGATCATCAGTTGGATCCGCTGCAGGAGGCGCAGGATCAGGCGTCGGTACAGGTAGCGTCGGATCGCTTGGTGGCCACGGCTCACCTATTGGCCAGTCATCAGGTGCTGCGACCGGAATATCGTCATCATCGAATGGCGGCCAATCACCTTCAAACCCTGGATCAGGATCGATCACATCAGGCTCATCGATAGGTAAGTCGTCAAAGTTGCCGCCTTCATCCTCTAACTCATCAGTACCTCCATCATCACCTCCAGAAGGATTGACATCGCATGTAAACTCACCGCGGCCAGTTGGATATTCAAACCCCTTAGCCATGGTTGCTGCGACATAGAGCGCCACAATGCTGCGCCCATTGGCATCAATCGGGTAATGCATCAGGTCAAGCTCTACCGCGCCGCTGATGCTCTTGTTAATCCGCTCCACTTCGTACAGGTAGTCATGGTGCGATACGACCCCTGATTCGGTTTCACGGCGCAGTCTGACGCGCACAATGTCGCCCAGCGCCAGCGTGGTGTTGTATGCATCAGGTCGCACCATGATGCGTAGCGTGTGGGTCACAAAGATCCGCCGCGCCGCCAGATAGGCGCCCACCTTTGCGGCGTGCAGTTCTGATGTGCAGAACTCACTCATATCATGCTGTTCGATTGGCGAATTCTCATCAGTGCCAGGCAACTGCACAATGGTTGTGCGGATCAATCCGATGTCGTCGTCTGGCTGCTGCCGCCAGAGCATCTGCATGGTGGTAGGCCGGCGGTCAGCGTAGGCGATGTATTCAATCTCAAAGCCGTCGGCCAGCAGGTGATCCTCGGTGAATCCAAACTCCCATGCAACCGTGCCGATATTGATCCCATAGGCTTCTGTGTACGGCAGTCGCGGCTTAAAAGCTTTCTTGCCATTGATATCACTCACACGCAATAGGAAATAGATGCTGATCTCTTGCAGCCAGTCCTCTAGGTTGCGCGATTCCTCAAAGATGCCGTTCCAATAGAACTGCTGCGTCTCAGTGAAATTGGCTGCAGCTGTGAACGTAGCCGTATCAATTAGCGCATCCGGGAAGCGGCTGGATTGCTTAATCAGGTAAATGGCCAGATCGCAGACGTTATTGCTGGAGCCGGGCGTGCCTTCAATTAACCGATCAACAATAATGCCCTCGCGCACAAAGCAATGCACCTGTCGATCCCAGGTGCTGTCGCGGTTAACGTGCGTGTTTTCGTAGCTGAGTGTTGTTAGGTTGTCGTAATAGCCGCTTGTACCGCAAAACGCAGGACAAGGCCATAATTCAGTGCCCGCCACTGCTGTGATGAAATTACCAGGCTCCCACGTGCCGGCACGCTGGTTATATGTTTGCTTCCATGTACCAACTCTGCACGCCCGCTGGAAAACGTCTCGTATCTGCAGTTGCGGCATATCGCCCTGACTGAGCACAAGCTGCAGTTTCACCGATAGTTCATTGGTGCCGGCGTCATTTGTAAAGCGCCCCTCAGTGGCGCCAGGGCTCACGAAGATGCCGCCGACTTCGTAGGTGATCGGTGTTGCAATGCCATCATCCCAGCGATGCGTAAATCGCGTGACACGCTTGCCGAACACAATCGGCACTGTTTCGCCGATTACGATGCTGCGCTGCCTACTGTCGAGGGAGCTGTAGCCTTCAGCGGCGCCTTCATTGCTCGGCGTAGCCGATTCCGACAGCAACTGCAGCGGTGCCTTGAGACGCATTGGCTCCCAAGACATTGTTTCGTATGGAAAGTAGGCTGTCGGGGTACCCATAATCACATCCTAATCGGCACGCCAATCAATCGATTGTTGTATTTGCGCGGCGGCACCTGTGCGCCAACTGGCGCCAGCGTAGAGCCCAGCCGTAGTTCAATCAATGTGAACGATCCGCCCATGCTGATCGCTTCGCCTACATAGGATCCGATCAGTTGTTGCGATGCCTGCGGCGCTGCATTGCTTAACCGCGTATCAAATTCATATAGTTTCACCTCAACCAGCAAATTAAAGTTTAGTGCATTGCTAAAAGCATTCAGTATGCGCTGTGTTGCTGGCGCCTCAATCGTCATGCCTACATCAGTCCCAGGTGTACCGCCGATCAGTCCATTGACTACAAACGGCTGGTAATCCCAATTCGCGCCGTCCCAGTCTACGGTTGTGTTGACGTAATAGCCTTGCCATCGTGCATAGGTGGTGTTGCCTTCATAGATCCGCAGATATTGCGCTTGGCCGCGGTTGCTCATCAGATCGCACCCTGGAAGCGACGGCCCGCAAAGCTGCGGTTGTTGCCCAGCAGATTAGCCGCCAGCGAATTGAGCGAGCGTTCAAGGTCGTCGATGGTCACATAACGCTGGCCGCCTTGCTGCAGCACAGGGCCAGTTTTGATCTGAACAGTGGTGTTGCCTTGACTGGCGCTAGCGGCTGCACTGTTAGGGATGACAGAAGCGCCGCGCATACCCATCAGATAGTTTGCCGATGCCCGTGCCATCTTCGACTCGGGGATGATGTATTCACGACCGGCTTCGCCCACCATGGCGACGGTCGGGCCTTGCACCACTCCGCCCTGAGCAAACCGCGGCAGGCTAACCTCAGTCGCGGTCGGCAGCGTGGGCAGTTTCAGCGCCGACAGCGCCCGGTTAGCCTGCGCGATCAGCTTGTTAATTCCGCTAATGGCGCCATTGATGAACTTCTCAACCATCTTGAGGTAGCTGTTGAAGATCCCGCGAATGAACCGGGCCACTGCATCAAATGGAGATTTCAGAGCATTGGCCAGACCCTTGAAGGCGTCAACAATGGCCCGCACCACGGCCTTAGCGCCGTTGGTAACAGGTTTGATCACGAAATCGTTGAACTCCTTGCCAATGCGCACAAACAGATCACCGATAGCCTTAAAGGCATTAGCGATTTGATCACGGAAGACGTAGATCGCAACGCCAGCGGCCACCAGCAACGCCACAAAGCCCAGCGGCGGCGTTGAGAACACTGCGAGCATCAGTTTGCCAAGTGCGCTCAGCACAGGGATCAGTCCGCTTTTGATCACGGCAATGACAGGGCCAAACAGCTTGGGCAGGCCGCCAACTGCAAGCCCCACCGCAGCCAATGCCTTAAGGAAATCTTGCAACGGTTGCGGCAGTTGCTGCATTGCCTTGATCACATGACCGATTAACACCAATGCATCGCGCAGGATCGGCGCAAGCTGCTCAGCAAGCTGCTGGATTACTTGCGCCAAGATCTCGGCAAACTGCTTAAACCCGGGATTGTTGGCAATCTCATTAGCAACCTGCTCAAACAATGCCATCAGCGACTCAAGTGCTGGCATCAGCGCCATCAGAATCTCTAAGCCCATTGTCTGCAGACGTTCGGTCATATTCTCAATCCGATCATTGAACACAGCCGCCTTATCAGCAAACTCCTGCGTAAGCGCAGTGCTCATCTCGTTCACAGCTTTGCTTCCGCTATTCAGGAACGGAATCAGCTCACTGCCAAGCCGCTTACCAAAGATCTCACTGGCCAGCGTTGCCTTCTCAGTGCCATCTTCCATCTGCTGAAAGCTATCCATGATGTCCTTCATCACGGCATCGGTAGATCGCACCTTGCCGCTTGCATCAGTGAGCGTGATGCCAAGTTGCGTAAAAGCATCTACAGCCGGTCCTGTGCCGGTCGCAGCGTCGCTGATGTTCTTGGCAAGCGCAGGGAACGCCTTGCTTAGGCTCTCAATGCTGGTATCGCTCAGCTCTGCAACCTTACGGAAGCGATCTAGCTCAGGTGCCGCCACGCCAGTCCGCTGCGATAGCTTCGACATTGCATCAGCTGCATCGATCGCATCCTTGCCAAACTTGACTAGGCCAAGCGTTGCGATGATCGGCAGTAACGTCTTAAACACACCGGCCAAGCCGTTGCCAGCCGTATTCAGCCGCTGCATAGCGGTTGCCGATCTGTCGCCAGCGCCAGCAACACCTTGAAGCCCACGCGTCAGCCCTTGGATCTGCTGCTCACCATTAACCTTTGCATTGATCACCAGGGCTGTGGTCATGTCCAGCGCCATGGCTCAGTCCTTCCGCTGACGGTGCATTGCTTCGATCACTGTAGCTTCGATGATCTGCAGATCACTCAGCAGATCAGCCTGATCCTCCACGCGCTGTATCTCGAACATCCAACGCACAGCGCTGTAGTCCAAGCCGATCAGCGCACCGCCTGATACGCGCCACTGCGTCTGGACACGCAGGAACATATCCACCGCAGGCCATGCCTCCGGCAGCACCTCATAGTCGTCGCCGCCATCCGGCTCCGGCAGATCAATGCCAAACAGCGCAGCATCGTCTCCGGTTTCGTCAATCGTTGCGCCGCCCGCCCAATACTCAGCGGCGCCAATCAGTTTTTTCGTTTCTGATCCACCAGCGACTCGAAATAAGCCTCGATGATCGCGCTGGCCAGCATTGGCACATCCAACAGCTGCGCCTTCATCGTGCTGCTGTATGGCACCTCATCGCCATCACCGTCCACCACACCAGACCAGCCCACCAGGATCTCGTCAGCCAGAGACTGATCACTGATCTGGCTGCTTACATCCTCACCGGCCTCAGCATCCTTCAGCCGCTGCTGCACCTGCTGCTGAATCTCATTGATGCGCGTCTGCGGCAGCCGCTTGAACACGGCATCAAAGCTCTGCCGTTCACGCTTGCCGCCATCTGCAGGCATCCGCACCGTGACGGGCCAGCTGTAGCTATCTGACTGCTTTAGAACAAAAGCCAAAGGGCTGAACGATAACGCTCAGCCCATCATGGTCTGCTGTTGTGATCTTGGCAATCAGGTGTAGACCAGGCTCACCTCATCGTTGCCGCTGCTGCCGGGCACCGCCACATATGGGAGCGTCAGCATTTGGATGCCATCCAGATCGCTGTAGCTCGGGTTGCCGATGTCGCAGTTGGAAGCGTTGAAAGTGATGATGTTGCCAGCGGTTTGGCCGTGCTGGAACGTGATCGCACCAGTGGCGTCGGTGTTGGCGATCGTGAAGAAGTCCTTAGCCTCCATGGTCGGCGCCTCGATGATCGCCTCGCCAGCAGGTGCCCGGTTGGTGATGTTCACCGACTTATCGCAGCCCACCAGCTCGCGGTAGTTGACCTCGTTTGCCACGTCGAAGCTGAAGCTGGACAGGCAACCGCTGTAGGAGAAGATCGAGAAACTGGTGGTATTGCCAGCCTTGAAGATTACCGGCGTCTCTTGGTTGCTGTAGGTGGTGCTAGGCGCTGCGGTGTCAGTAGGTGCGTTGTAGATGCCGGTCATCGTGAAGCTAATGATCGGGATCTGATTCACCTCAGCGGTCAGGCTCCATGTGCCGCGGCAGCCGGTCAGCTTGTGCAGCACGCCGTCGATGTTGACGTAGATGGTACAGCTGCCGATAGATGCACTGATGGGGGTGTAGGTGACGCTGGTGTCATCTACGACCGTCTCGATGAAGCCGCAGGACTTCAGCAGCGAGCCATAGCGGGGGGCAATGCCAGCGGTGCCACTACCGGCAAACTCAACCTCGAAGCTCACCTCCACGCGGGTGTTGCTCAGCAGTTGCTCGCTGTTGCCCAGATAGGGGCGGATCAGCTCGCGGCTCACAGTTTCGGCTTGGATCGGCGTGATCTCCAGATTCCGCACCAACAGGGCGTCAGTGCCGCCCGGTGTTGAATCCGTGCCGTAGGTGGATTCCGCCTTAACAAGGATGAGGCGCTTACGGGTGAGAAGTGCCATAGTAATGCGACCTAGGGGAAGGCCGTCCCGGCCTCTGTCTTCCTTATGCTAACTGGCTCAATCAGTCGTCAGATCAGCCACAAGCGTGCGATAACGCACCAAGAAATCGCAGCTAATCACGCCAGCAGGTTGATCAGCGTCGATCAGCTCAAAGTTGACGGATTGTGGCTGCACATCAATCGCATAGCCGCCGAGGGTTAAATCGGCCATCACCTTGGCGTGCAGTGATTCCACGGTCGCATCAGCCAGCTGATCAGGTACGTCACCGCGCACCACAACAGCAATCCGCACCGTGAGGCTCCAATCCAACCGCGGCAGCGCGGTGTTTTGCTCTGCCGTGTCGCTGATTGGCTCGATCACGATGGCCGGGCTCTCCTGCCTGGCCAGTGCCGTCACCCTGCTGCGATAGATGCGCGTGCCGACGCCAGTGGTGCCAGCCAACGCTGTTGTGATGGCACGCAAGATGCGCTCACGCCGCGTCATGCCTTCACCTCAATCGCACTTATCCGCCCGCGTTGGAACTGGATTGTTGTGGTATCGCTGATGTTGGCAACGTACATGGCCACCTCATCGCCATCAGCCAACTCAACCATCCAAAAGCAAAACAGCTTTGCAATTTGGCCAGTCGAGCCACTAAAGGCGCGGCATTCCGATTGATCAATGCCAACGCCGTTCTTGACAAGCTTGATGCCGAGCGTGTGGTTGTTGCCGGCGTAGGCATCCATGCTGGCCTGCACCATGAACAGCTTGGTTGCGCCACTGTCATTGGCCAGCCCAAACGTGTCAGACGCGCCGAGCGTGACCTGATAGTCGGTGGCACTATCAAACGTGGCGGTTAACCCAGTGCTCTGATAAGTGCCGGCCTCTGCGATCGCAATCGTGCCGCTGGTGGTCTTGCTGGCTTGGCCACGCGCCAGCACGCCCTCGATGTAGTAGCTCAGGCCCGTCCAAGCCGTAGACCCATCGCCCACCTTGTAGCGGCGCGTATCGGTCTCGATGCCCATCTCGCCGGCCAGCAGCACCGGATTCTCGGCAGTCCAGTTAGCAGCTGTGTCACGCCGCAGCCTTAGCCGTGCTGTGCTGCTCATGCTGCGCCACCATCAATCACGTTCCCTTCAAGGTAGCTAGTGCCAGCACTGCCACCATCAATCTCAGGATCAAGCTGGGCGATGCCCAGATCATCAATGGAAACATCAGCGCCGTTTCCATCAATCGGCGTATCGCTCACCGTCAAGCTGGTGGCAACACTGCGCTGCAAACTCAGCTGGCACATGATGCCATCATCAATCAGCCGCGCATCGCGCACGGTATATGCCACACCGTTGACGCTGATCTCGCTGCCATACTCAAGGTCGCCAAACTGATCAGCCCTTGCCGTCAGCTGATAGTCAACGCTCAGCACCATGTCACCGGCGAGCACCTCAGTCGGCATATCAAGGATGCCCTTGCCTGTGATGCTGCCGGCAACGCAGTCAACGCCGAAATCAGCCAGATAAATATCAGGCAGATCAGAGAACGCCATCGGCCTTTGCCTTTTTCGGTGCAGCCTTAGGTTTAGCTACCTCGGCAGGCGCCTCAGTAGCGCGACCCATGCGCAGCAGCTCATTGGCCACCTTGCTCTCTAGGTCATATACCTGACCTTCCTCAAGGTGCTGCTGTTGTGCGCAGCAGGTCCGAACAATCAGAACACGCATAAATAAAAAGGGGGCCGGTTGCCCGGCCCCGCCTCCTCATCAGGTGGTGACGTCAAGGATGGCTGCGAAGCTCTCAGCGTGACGCACAGCCACGTCATAGGTGACGATGGCGCGGACGCTGGTGAGAGCCTTGCTGAAATCGTCGGAGTCTTCACCCACAACGATCTCAAGGCCGTTACCCCAGAAGCCCACCATGGCCTGAGAGAAGTCGCCCATCAGCACTGCAGAGCAGACGCCGGAGCTAGTTCCCTTGGTCAGGTTGCTGGGCACTTGGTTGGTGACATACAGCGGATAGCCGTTCACCGAGGCAGGAGTGCCGCCGCGGCCGATGGCGTTCAGCTGATCATTCACCAGATAGGCGCCGTCAGTGGTAGTGGAACCACCAGCGCGCAGCTTCTTCAGCTCAGCCAGCACCTTGGCGTTGGTGACGTAGCCGATAGCGTCGCGGTTCACCGCGCCGTTATCAATCAGCACCTGCTCCTCAAGATCCACCAGAGCGTTAACCGTGATGGCGCCGCCGTTGGTACCCATAGCCACCGAGCCGATGCCGGAGGTGTTCAGGATGCCGGTGGGCTGGCCGGAAGAACCGGAGCCGTTGAGGATGCCGAGATCAATGCCGAGGTTAATGCCATCGGTGAGATCGCGGCGCACCAGATCCTCGATGCCAGGGGTGGCCTGCAGCAGGGTCTGACGGCTGTACTTGGACAGAGCTGCCAGATTCTTGGGCTGGAGAGTCACCTGATCGAAGGTGCTCTCACTCTGGGTGATCGCGGTGGTCTCAGTGCTCAGGTAGTAGGTGGAAGCCACACCGGAGCGACGGGGGATCGCCACATCACCGACCAGGCCGGTCATGGTGCGGATGCCCAAGTTGAGCATGACCGACTGGTTGCGCAGAGCCTCGATGAACTCATCGGCCATCAGATCGGTGGCAACCAGGTTGCCGCCGGTGGTGGCGCCAGAGGTGACGTAGGTGGCGCGCTTAGCCAGTGCCGAGAAAGGCACGAAGAAACCACGCTTGCCGGTCTGAGCGAAACCAGAAGCGCGTTGCACTTCCTGGCTGATCTCCTTTACCAGGCCAGCCTCGCGGGAGCTCCAATCACCGCTCAGAGCGGCGCGGATGCCCTCGCTGATGCTGTAGTTAGCAGCATCGCGCTGATCCATTTCGACGGGCTTAACAGCTTCGACGGGCTTAGCGCCGAGCTTGTCGAGCACCGCGGCGCGGGCTTCATCAATCGAGCGGCCGGACTCGATCATTTGACGGCCAAGATCGCCCATGTTGTGCTTGTCGCACAGGGCGGAAATACCAGCGATGCGGGAGCGCTCAGCCTCAACGGCTTCGGCCCGCACCACTGCCAGATCAGGGGTGGTGTTTTCCATTTCAGGAATGGGATCGGGGGTAGGTGCAGCCGGAGCTGCGTTGGAGTCAGTCTCTAGTGAGCGGCCAACCCCAACGGAGGGATCAGCCGGTACAGAGACCACGGATACCTCGTAAGGCGTCCAAGCAGTAGCAACAAAGTCGCCACCACCTCGCTCCTCCATTTTGTCGATGGAGTAGCCAAAGGAGACATTTCGCAGAACGCCATCCTTCACATCGCTCAAAACTTCCTGAGCGAATGGGTTGCGGCTGAACCGCACACGCACATAGCCGCGGCGTTTTTGGCCGTCGATATAAGCGCGCTCAACCACACCGATCACGCGGTCAGGGTTGTGGTTGAACAGCAGTGGCGCCGAATCATTCAAGCGGGCGAGATCAGCAGCGCTGGCCTCATGGCTCAGGATTTCATTCCCGAAATAGCGCTGCACCGGATACTCAGAGCTGAAAGGAAACTCAAAGGTCCGATCCTCCACCTCGGCAAAGCTGGTCAGTTCTGCCCGCTGGTACTTGCCCTCAAGGTCGCGCACGTTGCGCTCCTCTCCGATTGCTTCCTCGAACTCCATTGGTTCAATCTCCCGCTCGTTTAACCATTCAAGCGCCTCCGCGGGCGTAAATAGCGCAGCATCAAACCGGATTGATTGCAGCTCAGACTCGCCTTCGCTGATTCCGTAGATAAAGTCCACACCATCGCCGCCTTCATCCTCAGCGCGGCGAAACTCCTCGAAACCAGCAGGATCCTGCAAGCGCGCCGCGTGTTCGTTTGGGTAAGGGCGCTTTTCTGTCACAGCTCTAGCGCTAATCACACCGATTCTAGGTCAGGCGCCAGATCATCCTCCGCCAGATCTTCCTCAAGATCTTCATCCTCGCCGCCTACCATCTCATCGCTGGCAGGCTCAACAGGTAGCGGCTGCGCCATGCCCTGCTGTGTCACTGCGCCCGGATCAGTATCTACAGCGATGCCAAGCTCCTCAAGTTTGTCCAGCTCTGCCCGACGCGATAGCAGCAGCTCATCTAAGTCGCCGCCTTGCTCTGCCACCACCTGCGCCAGTGTCTTGAAGCCACAGCGCACCGCGTCACGGTATGCCGCAACCTCTTTCTGCGGGTCCACCCAGCCCCATGCACGCGGCACCCACTTCACGCGCTTGAAGCGCATCGGGTCCACCTCATACAGCGGCAGATTGAGCGATCCGCTCATCACCGCCATTTCCAGCCACGCCTCATAGATC